CAGTGTTTGTAGCTGATGATCCTGTAGTTGATTGTGTGTTGGTTGTAGCACCTGCACCAGTGACGTCAGCAAGAACTGGTCCCATCAAACTTGATAATACCCACAAAAAAAGTACGGTTATTCCTATAGCAATAATAATATTTTTTAACACTTCCACCTTCTCCTAGCTTGTCTGAGTCTAGAATTAGGATTTTTAGCAGCTTTTGGAAATTTCTTCATTTGCCCTGCACTACGAGCACAAAAAGATTTGCGCCTCTTTGCAGCCTTGCTACCTGGTTTAACTTTGCCTGTAACTGCTGTCTTTAGTTTAGATCCTGGGTTATCCCTTCTATACTTTGCAACACCAGCTTTTGTCATACCAGCACCAGCTTTGGTGGGCCTGAAATACTTCTTCGTTCTAGGCGGCATACTACTTTTTTTTCTTGCCACTGCGTTCTCCTAATAATACTTTGAATTTTTGCACACGGTTACGTGCGTTGCGCTCAGACTTAGCGTTCTTTTTGTCTAATGCAGTTTTAACATCTCTTCTAGCTTTCATCAACCCTTTTACCAAACTACGTTTGTATGGTGAGTCTTTCAGCGGAGATTTCTTATACTTTTTTCCTTTTACGGTTATGTGCTTTGCGGATGGCATCTTTACCTCGTTTAAATATGTTAACTACTTGGTTTTTGCCCATAACTTTAGCACGTTGTTCGCCAACTGTTAAGATTTGTATTTTGCGAGCAAACGGTTTAGAAACCTTTTTGACCTTCGCCACAGTCTTCCTGGCATCTTGCGGAGTCGCGAACGCAATACGTACAGTGTCCTTCGGATTTTCATCTGTATATAATCTCCTTCCTGAACCTTTTGGTTTTTTACCAGTCCCTTTTTTGGGATCAGCCATTAGATCATGCCTTCGTAATATTTTTTAAGACTTGGGTTGCCAACCTTTTGACCATCAACATTTAGTTCTATGAAAGAACCAACATAGCCTCCGTCAGCAGCTTTTTTTCTTTTCTTAAATGTTGCAACGTTTGTTGGTTTACCTCCAACACCTTGTGCTTTAGATCTTTTACGAGACACAGCAGAACGCCTTTGACTTTCTGTCATTCTGTTTGCTTTAGCTCTTGGAACACACTTAGGATATTTTCTTTTAGCGTCTTTTTTTTGTTTTGATCGACCGCACTTGGCAAAGCCCCCACCTTTTTTCTTGGAGCCTATATCTACCCAATCTTGTTTGAACCATTTATCTAGTCCTTTGTGACCAGACATTTAAACTATCCTTGTTCTTTTCTCTTTACCCTTCATGATAGCACCACAACCTCTTGCAACAAAGCCTCCGTTTTTTAAACCTTGAGCTTTTAATCTTTTAGTTGCCTCTATCAAACCACCTTTTGCTTTCTTACCGCGGAAGTCTTTTCTTTTTACACCTGAAGGATCTTTTATTTTACCTGCACAAATTTTAGACGCGTAGGCGTTTGCGTAAGCAGAAGGATAAACCTTAAACTTACGCTTTGCTGCAGCTTTTCCTCTTGGACAAAGTTTGGTCATTACATACCTTTTTTCTTCATCATGCCGCCGCCTCTTTTCATAGCTCGCTTCATCATACCGCCGCCTCTTTTCATAGCGCGTTTTTTCATGATTCCGCCACCCATCATTTTTGGTTTAGCCATGCCGCCGCCTCTTTTCATAGCGCGTTTCTTGGTAGCTTTTTTCTTTTTCTTTTTAACGGCGCCGCCTCTTTTCATCTTGCCTTTGCCGTCGGCTGCAAAGAATGGAACTTTCTTTCCGTCCTTCATAACCATTTTTAATTTATGTTCTGGCATTTCTGTATCTCCTATAGGATTGTCGTTTTAAAACTGTACCCTCATAATAATCTGAAGGCCAGTTGTCATAGTATCCAGTTTTACGTAAGTTGTCACTAGCTTTTTCTAACTCATCGAATTTTTGTATCAAAACCATCATGAACTCATTGTCTGGCTCCCAGTCACCTGTCTCCAAAAACTCTATGGGCTCTGGCTCTTCTCCATCGTATGGGTGTGAGCACATGAGATATATATCCTGGGGGACTAGCACCCTGTTTAGTATATCTATAACTGCATTTAGTTCCTCGGTATCATAGCCAATATCATCACAACCAACTAAGACTATTTGTATATTTGGGTCCTTCGCTAGCTTTGCACCCTCTATAATCTTATCTTGAAACTCAACAAAATTATGGCATTCCAATATTCTATATTTCTTTTGTAGTCTAGCCATCCTGGCGTATGGACAAACGGGAACATTGCCCAAATATTCATTCTTTGGTTCAAGATATTTTTCAGACCATTGCAGTATATCTTCAGTTATCGATCTCATTTAAATGTTTTTTAAGCATATCTAACAGCCAGGGATTGTCTCTGTATACTCCCATCATCGCATTAGATATTGTATTTACTACTAATTCTTCTGCGTCATCTTCCTTGAGTGGGCCGTTCGCTTGGTTAAGAGAATAAATATATACTATCGCATGCAGGATTTCGTGCCATGTGGTATTGCAGCGCTCTTGTGGCACCAGCTGGTCTTGAATATAAATTACACCCTCTCTGGCCCTATACTCACCATAACTGTCTGTCATGTCGTCCGTAATAAAATCAGGTCTGACATATTTTATTTTTATGGTTCTGTAACCTACCTTAACTTCCTCTGGCCTACCATTAGCTGGCATAACCATGGAGTCTTTCAATTTTGTTTTCTTTCTAGTCATGCTTTACTATAGTGGAGATTTGGGTCTACCGCTTTAAAAAAATTAAACACAAAAAGGTCGCGCGTGCCAAGTGCGAAAAACTGCGAAAAATTAGCTAGTCTACCATGCTCTACCATTGAACAAAACAGGAACGGTAGAGTGTTTCTTAAATAAATACAGTAACTTATGCTAAATTCTACCACTACCAGCCTAATTTATAAAAATGAAAAAAAATTAACAAAGGGGGGTCAAATCTCCACTTATGTGTCGAGTAGTTCGATATTTCTTCCTTCACAGAAAAAAGCCCACGTTTTGAGGTCATTACCATGTTCATCCTCAATGTGAACAGAATACAATTGCTCAACCAGCTCAGCTTTGTTCCAAAAAACGTAGTCAAGACACGCTCCACGGCCCTCGAACTGTTTAAGATTGTACTCGCTATACCTGGGTTCATCCATCCCCTCGAACCACAGCATCGCTGTTATTATCCATACTATAGAATTCATTTAACCTCTTTAAAAATCCGTGTTTCGCGTTCCTGTATTCTTCACCCTCTATCAAAAATTCTTGGTAAAGGCCATCCTTGGAACACATCATGATGACTCCTTGTTCAATTGCAGTGTTATATACCGCGTCGTGCGCCATGCCATACGCTGCCATTTGCAGAAAATAATCACCAATCCATTCTCTTTGCTTGGGTTTATTTGTCTGTTTAAAGTCAATGATACTCAATTTTCCATCTACTTGTCCAATCAAATCGCAGCTCCCTGCATACAGTCCTGGATAAAAAAGCACAGCCTCTGTTCCATAAACTTCATCAACTCTAGACAATCCACGGTCCACGATCATCTTAGCCATGTTTTCTGCTTCTTGTCCCAGTGGTGTCAGGTCCAAGGACCGATCACCGAGGATTAAATCTTCTAAATATTTGTGCATCGCTGTGCCGCGGATGGCAGCATCTCTTGTTATTTTTTCGGCTTCTCTACGTCCGACTCGTTCGCGCCACCTGTCGAGCGACTCTTGTTTTTCTTTTGGTTGGGTTTGCCCAAGTACGGTTGTAACCGATGGTAGTGGCTGCTCTTCTCCGGTGACTGTGTAATGCCTAAGGCCTGTAATATTTTGGCGTGTTGATTTTGGGTAGACATAACGTTCAACTAGTTTCATACCATAAGTTTATTTTTAAAAAAAATAACTCCATGTTCCATGTCAATCTCACAGGGGTTACCGGCTATCTCTTCTGGTGAAATTGCACTTATACGTGCCCAGTTCGTGTGTCCATATTTTTTCTTACAGATTTTATCTATGGTGTGTGGTGATACATCGATCAATACTTGTGGCTCATCAGCCTCGTAAGGTGGCCCTGTATCCTCTGGTATCCAATCTATTTCAAACTCTTCCATTCTTTTTCTTCTTTTTTTTCTTTTTTTTCTTTTTACGTTTGTAACTTGGTTTGCCGCCTTTACCGATACCAACTGTTTTACCGCCTTTGACTCCAAGTATAGAAAACGCCATGTTACTCCTTCATCGCATACGGGTCCGTTGATAGCTCCCGTTGCTTTTTATCTGGTTGTTTACCCATAATAATCTCTTCCATGTTTTTGTGCAAATAGTTTGCCATGTGTCCTATTATATTGTCCAAAGATAGGGTTTCTACAAGGTCTTTTAGGGACTCATTATTCTGTAAACATCTGGATATCAGCTTGCCTGACGCTCTAAGTTCTCGGTCCAGGTATGAATCTGTTGGTTTGACTTTTACCCAAAACGCCATTGGCACGACGCCTGTTTGGGTGACTGTGTAATTTATGATGCCGACTACCCGCTTACCATCAATGGGTAAAGTGAAAGTAGCACTAGGCATCCTGTTAGGAATCTCTTTTCTCACTTTTTTATTATCTTTGTTAAGATCCATATTTTATATTTTTGTTAAATCATGTCAAATTGTTTCCCCTGTTTTCATCCACTTTGGTTCAATGCCTCCCTCGACATTGATACGACACTGATGGGCCGGTAGCATGACAAACATTTGATTGTCACACTGGGCGCAGTCGTATGGTTTACCTTCTACTACAATATAACCATTGCCCTTACAACGAGGGCAAATAGCTTTAACGTCGTGATCGCCCGTTAGATCTGCCATTTTTCTTTGTCTCCTTTTTTAACATATATTCTATAACTTTTGTATGCTTACAGGTACCTCAAACTTGGTTTCTGCAAGATGCATAAGTTGTTTGTGTGTCGCTTTTGACACAGAAACAGATTTAAAACTACTGATATTCGGCATAATGTGTTTCCTCTCCACTTGTTTGCTTTATAAGTTGTCTATAATTTTTACGTACACGTGCACGTCTTTCCTCGCATGCAGGTCTCCAGTTTTCGGCAACAAATATAGGATTGTCACCCTCTCTCCTTACAAACCTATCATGAAATTTTTTATTATCTGGAAACAATGGTTCTTTCATCTCCATCCAAATGTTAGATAGTTCTCTTGGTTCCGGCATTCCTAAGTGAGAAGTTATATGTTTCACATTTTCTTCTTTTAAATGTCCCATGGCTTCACCATCACAGTTTAAGCCATCACCACGTTGCAGAAAATGCCAAAATAAATTGTGTGCTGTTGTAAACTGACCATAACGATTAAAAGACCAAACCTCTAAGTTACCATACAATCGGTCCCAAAGCTCTCCATAGTGTGATAATTTATTCAATGTTAAAGGATTTGTATCTTCTACTTCACAAACTATGAATATATCGATACCACCCTCTGCATCATCTCTTGGTGTCCAAAAATGAAAGTAACAATCTGGCACAACACTTATTCCTCCTTTTGCCCATTCCTCGTCATAGGCCGCGCTTGCGTACGCCCCTTTGATTGCTTTTGCGAATTTTCCTTCACAATATGCTTCTGGAAATAAAGTTTGTATATTTGCTTTTGCTAGTTTTTCTAGGTTATTAGCCATTTTTATCCTTTTTTTAAGTTATTATATGGGATTATATAATGAATTTAATTTGTTTGACAAGATATTATTTTAATTTATTTTAAGGAGATCTTTGATCTCACTATCAACGGGGCGGTATTTTCATTCATTTTATATCGCCCCAACTGTCGCCTTTTTCAAAATCTACTTTGTTTGGTACCCGTAGTTCGACCGCTTCTTCCATAATTTTAATGATTTTTTCAGCCTGCTCCATGTTCGGTATCGATATATCAAGCTCATCATGAATTTGTACATGTGGTATTATTCCCTCCTGGTACAGTGCCAACATGGATTGTTTGGTCATGTCCGCAGCTGACCCTTGTATTAGTTTGTTTAGCGCTTTGTAAGTGAAAGCTCGTTTAATCCCCGGTCCATGCTCCCTGAGTGCATCAGCGTGTTTTAGTGGCTTCTTGATACCAAAACCGTGTGGCTCCCATAAATCAAAATGGCATAGCCGTCCACCAATCGTGCGTATCTTACCGCTGTCGTCTGCTCGTCGTGCCACTGCTTCTGATAACATTTTTACAAACGGTGCTTTTTGGTGATATGTTTTTAATAATTTTTCTGCAGCATCTTTCATGAGTCCCAGCTCTGCCATGAGTTTGTTCTTGCCCATGCCATACATGATACCTAAATTAATTGTTTTTGCTTGTTTACGTTCGATGCCGGCCATGTCTGCGATCATCTGGTGAAAGTCTGCGCTGCCGTCGTTGTATGCATCAACAATCGTTGACGTGCCCTCTAGTTTCATTAGTGATGCGTAGTGCACAACTATTCTAGGCTCTTGTTGACTGTAATCAAAACAGCCCCATTTATGTTTTTCTTCTGGTATGAATAAACTTCTAATCATCGGTCCAAGTTCCTTGTGCCTTGCTGGTATCTGCTGCAGGTTAGGATTACTGTAACTGAAACGACCGGTCACTGTGCCGCCATCATCAGATCTTATTTGATTTATATCAGAATGAATTCTGCCTTTGTATTCGTGTTTGAGTATAGTGTCGATAAAAGTTGTGTTTGCTTTGTTGATCTCTCGTGCCTGGTTAATTAATTTTGGTAACTCGTGTGGGTGTGTCGCTAAAAAATTTTTTGTAAAACTTGGTGCACCTTTTTCTGTTCTATCGTAGGGTAGTTTTACTTTTTCAAAGGCTTTTGCAATTGATGCAGCCGCCCATATTTCTACATCAAAACCTGCAATCTTTTTTATATCACGCAACAACTCACTCTCCGTCACGACAAGTTGTGTCTTGACAGCTTCAGCTTTTGCAATGTCAACGCGTACACCTTTAAATTTCATATCGACCAGACACGGAAACAGGTTTGTCTCCATGTTAAATACATCCCAAAGATCTTGTTTTGAAATTTCATGTTGTAGTGCGTGCCATAATTTTAATGTGATTTCTGCGTCTTTTTCTGCATACTCACCAACAAATGGTGCAGGTAATCTCCACATTTCTGCTTTTGGATTAATGCCCCAATCTTTTGCAGCTTCTTGTAAAAGTTTTTCATTCTTACGCATACCAATATAATCTTTACCAACAGAGTCGAGCGTGTAACTAAATCTCATTTCGTCAATTAAACTTGCAGCAATCATAGTGTCGATGATGCCGCCATTTATGTAAAAGCCCATTGATCGTATCCAGGATACATCGTACATGGCGTTGTGAAATATTTTTGTAGAAGGTGTTTGTAATAATTCTTCAAACCAATCTAAGACCAATGCGCGGTCCATGTTCCCCCCACCTTCGTGCGCTATTGGAAAGTAGCCGGACCAGCCTTCAACAGCGATGGCTATGCCGACTACCTCCCCGTCTCTTCTTACCGAACCTGATCCCATTGTGAGCAGGTTTGGGTCTCGCGTTTCTAAGTCAATCGCAATCTCTGTGTGTTGTGTTAAGTTAGGTAATCTGTCAGGTGGAACCCACTCAGTCTCTGGTGTAAATAATGGTTGTTGAAGCGTTCTCAACTGTAATCTCTTTCAATGATCATATCGATAAAATGCTTCGCTTTCTCGAGGCTCTCTTTGCCTCCCTTATCTTGATGTCTTACAATATATTTTATAGCAGACCCTTCAGCAAATAACAACTTGTTTTTGTTGATAAATTCGCTGGGCTGTATCTCGTATTTTTTATAGTGATCGCCTCCGATTTGATTGTCGTACGGATTAGACATTGGGTTATCGTATGGATTAGACATATGAACATTCTCCTGTTTCTGTGTTTACATTTAAAATATTTACACCAAGATTTTTTTGTATTGGTGTGAGTGATCTGTTTATTTTAAGTCCGTCTCGTTTTCTTATGCATTCTGATTTAACATCTATTAATATTACCTCGTTCTCTCTTATCGCAACAAGATCGACCGGCCCTTGCTGAGACATGTTCTTACAAACTAAATAACCTTGATCCCACAACCATATTGTTGCCATGTATTCTGCCTTGTCACCTTTTACATGTTCGTGAAATCTCATAGCACGTACGCCCTGTCATAATTTTTTGGTTCTAATATATGCAAAGATTTTTTTGCTCGTGTGACTGCTACGTAGAACAAACGATGTAACTCATCTGGATCAGAGTCGTTGTGATCAACAGCAGATTTAGTGATATCAGGAAGCAGTAAAACATTGTCAGCTTCTCCCTCCTTGGCTCCATGTATGGTTGATAAAATAATTCTTGGCGTTTGTGATATCTTTTCTTTGTTCGCCAGCATGTTTCTTATATAGTTTTCTGTGTTTGTATCAAGTCCTGCGAACGCTTTGTACCAAACGTCGTTTGTTTGTAATCCGTGTTCCGCGATGCATTCTTCAATATCATACGTGCCCTCTTCGCTTAACGTTTTGCCTGTGCGATAACCTTTTGTAACGTTGTCACCAAGGTAAGAATAAATATTTTTTATTTGTACGGCGCTTAAATTATCTTTGTGT